ATATGTTGCTTGAAACATATCTTCGCTGGTTCTTCTATTTGCTAGTGTTCCTTGAGTAGTACCATATACTTCAGCACCTTGATTTGCATATAAATTTACATTTGCTCCCGGTCGCATATAGATAGCCAATGCAGGTAACACTCTGTTCTGATCATAGCTTATTCCAGCCCATAATCCATTGTGTATAACACTACCAAAAGGAATTTGAGGATTGGCTATAGTATCTGCTCTGAATGTCAAACCATATGCATAATAATATTCAAGTAGTCCAGGGGTTTTAATATTTAAATCATTATATGAACCATAATTATAGGCTAAAACAAGATTATTACCTCTAGCAAATTGAGTAACACCACTCTGCGTAAAATAATAATGGTTGGAAGACATCAAATCGTTAAGAGAAGTTCCAGCAAAATTAGCTTGTCGCAGTAAAGAAATATTTCCGCTAGCGGAGCGTATTTCAATTGCAGGAGAACTGTCTGATACTGTTCCAAAAAATACTCTTACATAAAGTTGTTGTAGCAACGGAGCATTTGCGGGTATTGTAAATGTAACACTATTAGTTCCATCCCCAACATCAAATGCTTCAGGATCGTATGTTATTTCTTGATTGTATGTGGTTAGATTGGTGAGCAGAATTGTGGGATTTCTTGGGAAGATCCCTCCCTGTCTCCAAGTAACTGTTATCGATTGATTGTTCAGATATAAATCATCATTAGTTTGAACATCTGTGATGAATTGCAAGAAGCTATCTTGTGTATTGAGATTGAAATCAGTTGTTAGAATTGGAGTAGCTTCTCGTTCTGGACCGAACAAATAAGAACGCATGACAAACTGCAAAGTGCTAACTACAGTTCTACGATTTCCGAATCCGCCTTCATAATCGTTTCCAATCTTTGAAGCAACCAAATTGATTGGAACATCGATTCCTCTTGTAAGAGTCTTATCAAAGTCCATTGTCAGAATATATTCTGGAGTAAAATATGGAGCAATTTGTTCTATAATCTGGAAATTTTCTTCAATATTTCTAGTATAGATTGTAAGATTGAATTGCATCAAGCAAGGATATTCACCAATTTTTATCTTTGCTTTTGTTTCTCCATCTTCCTGATAAAATAATTTATTAAACTCAAGTTTATTTCTATGTCTCTGCGTATCATATTGCAGATTAGACATATCAAAACTCATCATAGGAAGAGTTATTTGAAGCTTATCTTTTTCAGAAATACTTGATGGATTTTGTAAGCGGCTAATGTACTTTTCTTTACCGCCATAAACAAGAGGAACTTTGATTTTTTTAGAATCGGAATCATCCTCTCTATTGACATAAATGTTATTAAATAGCGAAGCAAATGCTATCGTGTTCTTTTTAATGCAATCGTTATAAAATGAATCAAACATTGTTATCCTGTATTATAGCTTTCTTTGAACTTCTTTCTTTATTTATCATGTCTTGAAGATCCAAAGTTGAACCCACAAATATTGCATTGTTTGTTTGTTTAATTGTGGTTTTTTCACTTTCACTTACTTTAACATGAACATCCATAAGATCTTTATTGATTTCTGATAGGGCTTTAAGCATATTTGTAGCCACTTCATATGCTCTAGGCGAGTCTCCGTCTTGGGCTACCTGAAGAATGCCATCTAAAGCTAATTTACCTTTTTCGAGTATTTCTCTTATATTATCTCTAGCATATTCATAGTCATCATCTACATTCTTTTTTACAATGGAAGATTCTTTCTTCATTGTAGCTGGAGTTGAAATTTCTAAAAAATTATTAAGTTTTTCTTTGTTTGTTAGATCTGCCATTTAAATACCCTCTGAAAACGGATTATCCTCACTATAATCAATTAGGCTTGGCGTAACTCCTGTGTAGTAATCACTTACTAATAGATCAAATGGATTATCAATATCTGAAATGTTATCGGTCTCAGTATTGTAGTAGGTGACAACATTAGATGATGTAGCACCAGTCATAGATGCGGTTATACCAAATTCGTTCGACACAACAACATCTCCAGACACAAAGGTTCCCTTGATCGGAGATAGTGTAAGTTGCTTGACGCTTGTACTGTAATTGACAATTGCTGCTGTCTTTGGCGATGAGCCGAATGTATATCCGTTCTGATATAGTTTATCTCCTATGGTAAATTCGTTCATGAAAGTACCACCAGCCTCATTGACAAACAACGAATATGTTTCTTTTGAACGATCCATAATCGTGTCCAACGGAGAATCTGTATTGAATTCTTCGTGTGAGAAGACAAAAGTTTCACAGAATAGAGTGTAAGTATATAATTTACCTAGTTGATAAAACGGAGTTTCATGCTCAACAAAGTTGATTTCAAAAAAAGTTTTTGACAAAGGAAAGTAAATTAAATCACCTTCTCTTGGACGGGTTATATTAGTAAATCTTTCAGTTATTTCTTTGGTGAATCTCTTTTTCGAAACAACTAAAGTAACATCGTCCTTTACTTCAATTCCAAATCTGGAAGCCAAATCCCCTGCGCCACCAAATCCATTTACTGTAGCAGGATACATCTCTATTTCTATTTTATTACTAAAAGACGATAATGGATCTTCTCCATATAAAACAGAAATATTATTATATTCTCTTGGAATGTAAAAACAGTTCTTACCCATCATTTTGATCGTTTCAATAACGATGGATTCGGTTACATTTTGTTCGCCAGAATAGTTATCTCTAAAATAAGGATTGGTTGCCATTTTTATCCTGTCATGAAGTCAGGTGGATATTCATATGCAGATCTTACTTGTTCCTCAAGAATTGCTATTTCTTGTATTGCTTCTGAAAATATAGAAGAACCTCTTGTCACGATACCACCGGGTAACTGAACCCCATCAAACTTTGATAAGTTTGCTCCCCACTGTCTCTTTATAAGAGCAGTGACATACTTCTTAAGAAGAATATCATTGTAAATTTCTGGATATCTCTCAGGATCTAGAATTACATAAGCCTCTACAGCCAAATGTGTTCCGGGCTGCATGTCTGACCAGTCAGTTTCTATCTGAAGTTTATTTGTAACTTTTGAGAAGCGAATTGATCTTTCTGGATCAAACATCATCTCAATCATTCTGATATATCTTTTTGCGATATCATATGTGGCAACTGGAGTTGAGCCACTTGTATTTAAATTGGTATTAATACCAAAGAAGTCATTCAATGCCAATTGATATCGAATATCAAAAAAGTTATTTGAACTATGTGTACCAAATGGAAAAATTCTAATTATTGATAAAATATCACGGCCATCCGGTCTACCAGAAGGATCTGCTCCAACCATGGGACCAAATGCATCAGTATTAACATATTTACGGTCTATATCTTGCTGTGTAATTACATAATCAAAATAGCAACGATCCACCCCATCAAAATGCCTTTCGGCAAAAAACTGGAGTGCATCGTCAAGCCTATCGTAGGCTTGCTGCATATCTACATTTATTTCGATTACAGGCGATCCTAGAGACCTAAAAGCGTAGTCAATTAAAGATTCTCTTGAGTTTGGTGCTGGCATACTATTATGTATGCTGCACTAAATTCCTTACTCAGATTTCTTAAATATGTCTTTTAGCTCTTCTTGTGATACTTGTTTTGATAAACCAAGAGCAGCCGGATTAAATTCGTGCTGTGTAACTGCAATTGATTGTACATCGTTAAAATCCATGTTTTCGATGTAATATTTTCTTGTTATGGGGTCATTTGCTTCATCTGGATTGCTTTGTTTATAGTTAGAGAATCCGGGCATTGCAAGAGGACAAACTAGATGCGGAAAGTCTAGCTTGGAATATTCTTCAGCCGTACCATTTAGCCATGTGGCCTTTTTATCGCCACAGCCACAACCACCGCAATAAAACTTTCCTTCAGTTGAAGATTTCTTTAAATGCTGGCAAGGAGGAAGTTCTCCACCAGTCGATTCGTTTCCAAAACAGCTCAAAACTCTAAGTTGCTTTATTTCTTTTGGAGCCTTTTCTTTAGATAAACCTCTAGAGGCATATGCTAAAGCAAAACCTTGAATCATCGTATAAAGCTTTTTTACATCTGTTTTTCCTGACGAAATATCTCTAAAAATTCTCACTTTATTTCCATTACTATCTTTACCTTTATTACAACCACAGCTCACGATTCACCTCCATTATGGATAAAATGTCAATCCGTTTAGATATGTAGCACTGTTAGTAACACCAGTAATTCCACTATTATAGAAGCTGAATACTGGTTCAAAATTTCCTGTAAATCCAGAAACTGTGCTGTACATGGTGGAATTCAATGACACAATGTATCTATCAGCCCCGGGAATGCTTGGGTCAGATGTTCCATCAGAATTATCTCCCAAATCATTACTTGAAGTAGCTCCACTATATCCTTCAGTCTTTGAAAGACCGACATAATAGTTTGTGGCTGGAGCTAATGAAAAGAACGTGCTTGCAGATCCAGGATTATCATAATGAACCCATGTCCGTAATCCTGCATCTGTCTTTACCAAATACCATCCAGTTCTAAATTGAACTTGAATAGTATTTGTTGCTGTTTGTGTTAAACCTACTAATTTTGTGTCGCTTCCTATAGTATCTGTCTTTGGATATAGTGGAATGGCTCCATCCCACTTAGGAAAATCTAGATTATTACTAAAGCATTCTTTTGCCCAAGCACCAAGCATTTCGAAATTTAGAGTATTGTCTAATAATCTTTTTTCCTGTAACTCATTCAATTCAGATGCTTGTAGCGGATTACCCGGTTGGAAAGCAACTAATTGATTGTTTGAAAAACCAAAGGTAGAACCAACGTCAGAATCATATGTTCTGCTATAATATGGCGATTGTTTTAACGGAAAATCATTTGAATTGAATGGGGTGTTTGCCATGTTATGTTACCAATGTCTTGTATCCTAAAATATTGAATGATTCTTCTATGGTTTTCTTATCTGCACTTGTAGCTGCCGTCGAGCTAACATCAATTTTCACAGTATATGTATTTTCAGAATTCTTGTCTTGAATATTGTTTGTCGGCCCTATAGTAGTGGAATTTAATATGAATGTGTTATTTGAATAGTTAGCAGTCACTCCAGCTGTAAATCCATAAATTTGCTTTATAAAATATTCATAAGAGGCATCTGTGCCTTTTACTGCCAAATATTTATTTTTAATATTTTCTATGAATGGTCTAAAATTCTCAATCTGAGCAGAGGTATATGATATTCCATGGAATTCATTGGCATAAAGATAGATTAATTCGTCAATAGAATCAAATGGACAATCTCTAAGTTCAAGTAACTTTTCAAGTTCATAGTCAGCACCAAAGCCACCGCCAGAAACAACTGTAAAAAGCCAGTCATAATAATTTTGTAAAAAAGTCACAAATCTTACAGGATTTTTATTATGTTGTTCTCGTATCCACTGAGGAAAATATTCTTCTACAAATATTTTATTTGTTGGTGGAGTAGTGCTCCTGAATGTTGTTGCGATATAGTTTTCCAGTTCAGCAATGTAATAACTAGTGTCAAGAGACACTGTTAAACCTTGTGTTTCTGGATTGAAAAATAAAATCATAGTATTTCTGCAGTTACTGTAAATGTAGGATCGACAACAAAGTTCTTAACAGCTTCCATATCTTTCACTACAATATTAAACACTATGCTTGTAGCATTTAATGAGTTCTTAAGCGAAATCACCCCAGTCTTCGGATTGAATCTACCAACATAATCTAGGAAAACATCAGATGATGTTTTCATTTGAATTTTATAGAATCCAGTTATATCTGCAACAGTTGAACTTGTAAGTTTAATTGAGCCATATTTAGATGAAAAAACATTTGTATTAAAACTAATTATTTCATTTTCAAATCCAAAATTTATACCATCAGATAGACTATGAGTATATGAAGCAGTCATTGAAATAGTAGTCTGATTAGTAGAAAGCGCAGAATCCACAGTTCTCATAATCGTAAGTAAATCTTCCGAATTTACACTATTAAAAAATTCATTTACATCATAAACAGTAAGTGCTGACTCTATTCCAGATTTTAATTGCGCTGCTGATTGTTTTGTTTTTGGTAGATATTTTGCAGCAATTGTGACTGCAAGCGAAACTGTTTTTGGAGCAGCGTATTTAATCGTAATATTACCAGCCTTATATTCAGCTAAATCAGAAATTATTTGATTTCCAGTTATACTTGTTGAGTCTATGATTGAAAAATAAGAAGTACCAGATTCTTTTAGATTAGTGTTTACTCCATTCCATACGGATATATTTGTGTCTATATCTTTTGTAGTATCATAAGTAGAATGAGTTGCAATGAATCCCTTAAGATCATTTACTGTTATTATTCTTTTATTTGTTGGGTTCAATCCAAAAATAAGAGGAGATACATCCCTTAAATATTCAATATCAACTTGATTTAAACCGCCAGAAGAATTTGTATTTGTAGTTATGGTAAAATATGGATTATTTGATGTGAATATTTTACAATT